CTGCTGGGAATCTTGTCGCCCTCACCCACCGCGGGGACGACGCCATCCGAAGGCTCAACACCTGCGTTGACGCCTACAACAACATTAAAGAAGTAATCAATAAGGCGGCTGAAAATGACGGAAAATGAACTTCAACAACTGGGCATCCACGAAGCTTGGCTTGAGCCACTGAACGATACGTTCGAGCGCTTTGAGATTAATACCCCCCTGCGCCAAGCCTGCTTTATTGGGCAGTGTGCGCACGAATCGGAACATTTCCGCTTCTTGGAAGAAAATCTTAACTACAAAGCTGAGAGCTTGATGCGTGTCTGGCCCAGCCACTTTAACTATGAACTTGCCCAAGAGTGTGCCCATAATCCACAGCGAATTGCTGACATTGCCTACGCCCATCGCATGGGTAACGGCGGTCCTGAGACAGGTGATGGGTTTAACTACCGTGGGCGTGGTCTAATTCAATTGACTGGTAAAAACAACTACCATGCTTGCGGCGAAGCTATCGGCATCGACTTAGTTGCAAATCCTAACTACTTATCTACCCCAGAAGGCGCTTGCCTTTCTGCCGGTTGGTTTTGGCAACATCACGGTTTAAATGAATTAGCTGACGCTAACGATGTAGAACAGATGACAAAGCGTATCAATGGAGGTACACTCGGGTTAGAAAACCGCATCGCTTTGATGCAGCAGGCCCTTGACGTACTCGCTTAATTATGCCACTCATCAAGCTTCAGTTTCAGCCGGGTATCAATAAGGAAACCACAGCGCTGGCGGATAAGCAAACTTGGTTTGCTGGAAACAACGTCCGTTTCCGTTCTGGAGTTGCTGAAAAATTAGGCGGTTGGGTTATTGATACTGGCGCTAATGCTTCGGCGCTTAAACAATCGGATGGTCAGTTCTGGGGCGTGGCCCGGTCTTTATTTAACTGGGTCTCGATTATTGGCGTCAAACTGCTCGGTATAGGCACTAGTTTTAAATACTATATCCAAGGCGGTAACGGCGGTAACTTTAATGATGTAACTCCAGTACGACTGGGTTTTTCTTTGGTTACTTGCACATTTGCTGCGACTAATGGCTCTCCCACAATTACCGTAACTACAGGGTCCACATCTAATTTGGCGCTTCCCGGCGCTTTTGTTACGTTTAGTGGTGCGGTTTCTCTGGGCGGCAACATCACTGCCACGGTGCTCAATGCTGAGTTCCAAATCCAGACGGTCATTAATAACACCCAATTTACGGTGACTGCTGGCGTAAATGCCAACAGTAGCGACTCTGGAAACGGCGGAGCATCCTCTAAGGCTGCATTCCAAATCAATCCAAACGGATATGTGTATCAACCTCCTGTTGGTTGGAGTGCCGGGGGTTGGGGTGGCGTAAATACAACAGGCAGTACCAGCGCTTCTTTTACTGGTGCTATTAGTGGTACAACTCTAACCGCCTCGTCGGTCTCTGGGAAGATTGCTGTTGGCCAAGCCGTGCAAGGCACGGGGGTAGCACCGGGTACTACGATTGCAGCGCAACTCTCAGGCACTACTGGGGGCGCAGGTACGTATTCTGTAAGCGTATCTCAGACTGTCGGCTCTGAGTCAATGACTTCAACCTCCTCAACAACTTGGGGATATTCGGTTGCTTCTTCGGTAACTACTTCCAGCATTCAGTTGTGGAGTCAGTCCAACTACGGCGAGAACTTGGTATTTAATCAGCGCGGTGGCCCGCTTTACTACTGGGTGCTAGACGACAACAGCCCATCTACGTTCTACCGCGCACAGCAGCTTTCCCCATCAAACACAAACCAGCAAGTGGGTAACAACGGGGTACTGGCTCAATATTGGTACACAGACACAGGCACATCGGCCTGCCCAACGATTGCTAACTTTGTGCTGGTATCGGACCAATCGCGCTTTGTTATTGCATATGGTACGGACAATTTGGGTAACGGCGTCCAAGACCCCATGCTCATTTCGTGGTCTGACCAGCAAAACATTACAGTTTGGAACCCAGCCGCAACTAACCAAGCCGGTAGCTATCGCCTAAGTACAGGTTCCCAGATCATCACCGCCATCCAAATGACCCAGCAGATTCTGGTGTTTACGGATACGGCCATTTATTCTCAGCAGTATCTTGGCCCACCATACGTCTGGGGCTTCCAGATCATGGGCTCGAACATTTCGATCCTGTCTCAAAACTGCGTGGCCGTTGCTAATAACACCGCCTTCTGGATGGGCGTGGATAAGTTCTATTACTACAATGGCGCGGTGCAGACGCTGCCTAGCGAGATGCGTAAATACGTTTACGAGAACATTAACCTGAGCCAATCGGCGCAGTTTTTTGCGGGTCTGAATGAAGGTTTTAGTGAAGTTTGGTGGTTCTACTGCTCGGCAGCATCCAGCACAATCGACAGCTATGTTATATACAACTATTTGGATCAGTCTTGGGCCTATGGCAATACGGCAGGTAATTCGGCAGGTGCTTCAGCAGGCTACGTGGCAGCTCGTACGGCTTGGGCATACAGTCCTTTGCGTGGCGGTCCTATGTCCACAGGCTACTCGCCTTCTGCGTCAAACGGTACATTGATTTACCAAGAGCAAGGAGTTGATGATGGAACAACTACCCCTGCAACCGCAATCCAATCCTTTATCCAGTCAGGAGACTTTGATATTGGCGATGGGGATCGTTATGGTTTCGCTTGGCGTATGGTGCCTGATGTTTCATTTGATGGGTCGAATGTGGCAAATCCTACTTGCTACATGACTTTACTACCTCGTCAAAACCCCGGCGCTGCGTACACAGTCAATGTGACGCCGCCCACCATCACCAGCACACAAACCTATTCCAACGCCCAACCGTTCTTTGGCACACAACAGTACACACAGCAGATCAATATTCGTGTGCGCGGGCGTCAGATCGCTATGGTCGTTGGGTCAAACACACTGGGCACCCAGTGGCAGGTCGGCATCCCGCGCATCGACGTGCGCGCAGACGGACGGAGAGCATAATGGCAAATACCAATGTAGTAGCACCACGCCTACTCCCCGCACCTGCGGAATACGACCCTGTATGGATGAATAACTTTGCGCAGCTATTGCGGATTTACTTCAATCAGTTGGATAATAACGGGCCGTTGACAGCTTCTTCTACGGGTGTCGGCACTACGGGCGTTGTTTCTGGTTTGGCGTTTATCCATCCTGATCCCGCGCATCCAAATTCTTTTGTTTCCAGCTTGCCAACCCAAGCAGATTTGTCTAACCTACGCAGTGGGTCTATCTATTACGATACTTCTGCCAACAACGTACTGAAGATTAAACCATGAGCCTACACGTACTAGCCCAACATCTAGCCGCACAAGGGCGTGGCGGCGATACAGAACTTGTTCACATGAACAAGGATGAAGTAGCCGGACTGCGTTCTATTGCGCTACAGCATGGTTTTGATATGCCAATCAACCCGCATACGGGTTTACCCGAAGCTAGCTGGTTGAGCAAACTTTGGAATGAAATTAAACCTATTGCCGCCCCCCTCGCCGGGTTGGCGCTTAACTATTTTGCTCCCGGTATTGGTAGCTTTTTGACGGACACTGTTGGCCTTGGCGCAGGAACCGCGGCTGCATTGACCAGCCCTATTGGTATCGGCGCTACCGTTGGCGGTTTAACAGGTTTGGCTACGGGCAGTCTTTCACAAGGTTTGCAAGCAGGTTTGGGTGCATATGGCGGCGCTGCTTTGGGCGGAGCTTTCACAGGCGCTGGTACACAGGCGTTGACGCAGGCAGGCTTGGCGGCAAACCCCGAAGCGGTGGCTGCACAGCAGGCCGCAATGTCTACAGTAGCAGGTGGCGGGCAACTCACTGCTGAGCAAATAAGTCAACTTAACGCGCAGTACGCTGCGGCGCAACAAGCCGCTGCTGCTCAAGCCGCTGCTAATCCCCTGTCTACCATGGGTAAAGGTATAGCGGACACATTCTCTAGCCCAAGCAGCGCGTTGCAGTTTGCCAAAAATAACATGACGCCGACTGCCGCCGCTGTGCTGCCGGTTGTTGCAGGGTTGTCTTCGCAAACAACTACCAAAATGCCAACGCTTCCTCCCGAAGCCGCCGGATATATTCGCCCTTATTACAACGGTGTAGCGCAAACACCCATCTTGGCGTCTTCTTTTGGTAATCAGCAACTACCTAACCAAGGCACGGCGTTTAATCCAAATATGCTGGCACGTATTAACGCTAACCCGCTGACTTCGCAGCAAGCGTACAACGAAATGATGGGAATCCCGACAACTATGGCTGGTGGCGGTCTGTCACATGCAGCGCCTCACATGGTTTCGTTGCGCGGTCCTACGGCTGAGCTGCACGGAGTTGAGCGTTTGATGAAATATTCATCTGGAGGAATATCCAATTTGGGCAGCTATTCTGATGGCGGTCAACTGCTTCGCGGTCCCGGTGATGGCGTTTCTGACAACATCCCCGCTCAAATTGGTGAGCACCAACCCGCGCGTTTGGCCGAAGGTGAGTTTGTAGTACCCGCACGTATTGTGTCCGAGTTGGGTAACGGTTCAACAAACGCCGGAGCCAAACAACTATACGCCATGATTGACCGCGTTCAAAAAGGCCGCAGCAAAACAATGGGCGGTAAACACGCATACGCTAAAGACAGCAACGCAGAGCAGTTCCTACCTGCATAAGGACTTATTATGGCAGCATCAACACCTACCTCAGTAA